ACTGTCATGCCGCCTAGTATTAATGTCCCCATGATCCTCTACTTGGGCCGTCCGAGGTAAAGGATAATGGGCTGCCAGATGTGGGGAGGCACATTCATGGGGCCAGTGGGGACGGCATTGGAAAGCATAAATTTAGGGCTAGGATTGTTGCCCGTGGGAAAGCCCGTGCCATAAGAAACATTAATTTTTAGATTGGGGTCAGGCCTCCAAGCACCATCACCGTATAAGAACCATGCGCCACCGCCTGAAGGGAAAACACCGAAGTGACCTTCAACGTTCCGAATTTCATCTCTATGCCACGCCCCCGCGCCTTCCGCTGCTCCCAGCACCCAAGCTCGGAAAAACTGGTCGCTCAGCTTGGGAACATATAATCCCGTGGGGTTAGCGCTGTTCGGGCGATACTTGCCGAGGTTGGCCGCCTGCTCTTCAGTATCGGCATCCCAAGGCATAACAAGGCCGGTAAACCCGCCTTGCTCATAGACCTCACCGAACTCCGGCCAGTCTTCAAATTCGATGAAGGAGCCGTCCGGCCAAGCATGGTTTGCAGGAAGTGTGGCGGAACGCCAGAACTTCGGGCAGCCGATGGAGAGCTTGCGAAGAAGCTCCTGCTCCTCCAGCTCCGCTTGCAGCCTTTCGGATAAATTGAGCAATCCGGAGATGATATCCAGATTGGCACCGTCCGGCCGGATGACGCCCGGTTTGTCCTTTTCCGCAAGAGGGACGGAGACGACGCCCTGCGCAGTGACATCCAAGTTGTCTCCGACTTGCATCAGACCAAGGTTGCCTTTGGAGGCGACAGGCTGTTTTTTAGCCCGCAACGGGCCGGGGATTTCCTCCCAGTAGGTCAGCGCCTCCGTACTCACCAGACGCAGGACGATGCCATACTGCGTATCCAAGGCCACATCTTTGCCGTCCACGGTTTGGATGCCGGTAGCGTCCGCACTGTTTCGCAAAGTCACAACCCGCTCGCTGTCGGCGGCGACCAGATGTAACAGCATGCCAGCATGCAGATCGCCGGACGTGATGGCTGTCAGATCGTCCGCAGGTGCGCCTCCCTCGGTATCCACTCGTACGAAGGCACTGGATGGGCTGATGACATTGTCCAATATGGACAGTTTTTTTTCACCCTGTGCGCCGGGCAAGTGCAAAATATCCGCCTGGTTCTGTGCCCATTTGTCCACGTCAATGGCGCGCGTGCGGTTGGCGGCACTCTCGCGCCAGGCGTAAAGTTCATTTCCATGATACATCTCTCGTTGCGTGGCCATAGCTTCTCCTCAATACCCCTTGATTACGGCGTCAATTCGCACCGCCGTGTAGTTGTCGTTACGGTCTATGCCCACTACCAGCGGGCCTTCCAACAGATAACCGGCTTCATCGCGCTGACCGCCGTTTTTATCCAGGGTCAGAGGATGCACAGCCGTGAGTCCTTCTGCCGCCTCCATGCCGTAGGTCACGGTTGTGATCACGCGGAATACTCCCGCCGGAATGGGCAGGCGCGCTCCTGAGGCCGGTATCAGCAGGCTGTCCACTTTCGCTTCCTGATCCTTCACGTCCAGAATCGCCCGGATGTCGTCCACAATGGCCGGAAATTCACCTGGGCGGAAAGTAATACGGATATCCAGCCACTCACCGCCCGGCGTGACGTAGTCCGAAGGCATGGCCTGCCACTGGCCTGAGACAACAACCGGAAAAACAAGGCTGTCGGCGTCTGCCGGAAAAACAAAGGCCTCGGGCGTATCCGGAAAAACATATGGAATGACGTAATGCCGAAACTCAATGGACTGCATGCCGCCGGTTATCAGGTCCGCCTGGACAAGCACGCGGGCGCCCGCGGCACTCCGCGGCACGTCCAGCCTGAAGGAATACGACATGGGCGCACCATTAGCCGTGGGGAACACCGGCAGACGCCCTTCATCCGCGAAAACATAGGCCTGCGGATCAGTGGGGAAGATATACGTACTGTCCGAGGCATACAGCCGGTCAAGCTGCCCCACCGCGCCGGAAACAATCTCGCCCGGCCAGCCTTCGGCTTTTTGGGAGTATTCCAGCACTACGTTTTCCGGCAGAATGTCGCCGAAGTCGATGAGCAGATCGCGCGGGGCGGACGTGAGGCCCAGCTCGTCCACAGTGCGCACGAACACGCGTCGGGCGTTGCCTGCCCAGGGGCGCAGATCGAACATGGCGTCCGAAGTATAGGGATGCGTCACGGGCAATGCCATATCCAGGCTGTCGGTAGGATCAAAAGCCACCAGAAATTCAAAGCCCACCACGTCAAGGGGTCTGTTTTCCAGACGAATACGTGCCGTATATCCGTCCAGATAGACCATATCCGGCGCGGGCGGCGGCGTGGTGCGGCCTATGACCACATGCCCGGAAACTATTGCCCAGTCGCTGGACCAGCCGATGCTGTTGACCGCGCGCACGCGTACATCATAACTGATGCCGTTGGTCTGCTTCACGCCGTCCGTAACGGTGAAGCCTTCCAGCACGCCGTCGATGTAACAGGAGACGCCGCCCACGGTCAGCGCGGCCGCGTTCTGCCACGCACCGTCCTCGGCGCCATGCCGGCGGAACTGGACCTGGGCTGACCGGCTGTCGTCCGTGAACTGCCACTCCAGGTAAATGCGCGGCTGACTTCCGCCGCCGGGCAGTGCGGCCAGTGCCCATTCGTCAGAGCGGATGGACAGAATGCGGGGCGTCTTGGCCTTGCGCAAAGGCCCGGTGCCCGGCAGGGTAATGGACGGCGTGTAGTCCGGGATGGGTCCACCGTCGTTTTCATAAAGCTCGTCGATGTAATCAACGAAGCTCACCGTGGCCGTGAGGTTGTCGCCCGGCCTGATGCCCGTAACCAGGCACATGCGTCCCACATCCCCGGCCGTGCCCACCATGACAATGTCATTGCGCCGGATCAGCAGGATGGGATTGCCGTCATCATCCACCCGGCCCGACAGGGGGGGCGGCAAGGGCTCTTCCAGCCTCAGGGTACGGCCGTCTTCACTGGTCCCCGCCACGGTCCACTCGCTGCCGTCTATCAGGCGCACCACCGCGCCGTAGCGCTCACCGGGCGTAAGCTGCAGTTCCGTATCCCAGGTCAGGGACGTCATGTCGCCGTTGTCGTCCAGGGTCCAGCCTTTCACGGCGCCCGTGCCGATGCCGTACAGCACTTCAGGCCGCACCACGCGCACTTTCTGGCCCTTGCGCAGGCGCAGATATTCCAGGGGCATGGTCGCGCTGTATTGCTCGATCAACAGCAGGGCTTCATTGAGATGCCATTGCCCCTTGATGGCCGCCTGCGCCGGATTGGTGGTGCCGAACAGCTCAATTTTTTCGAACAGCGTGGCATTCTCGGCGTTGTAGCCCGGTGCGTAGACAGTCAGCTCATCCTGCTCGTAGCGTTGTTCCTCGTTGATAAAGCTGATGCGCAGGCCGTGGATCGGATCTTTGTAACTGCGGGAGGAGCTAAAATCCCGCGAATTGCGCACCGTCACATGCCCGGCGGGCTGCCCCGGCTGCTTGCGTTGCCAGACCACGCCCCACTTGCCGTCAATGAGGCAGGGCGAGCCGCGTCCGGCCGCCGCGATATCGGCCAGGGCGTCCCAAACCTTGGTTTGCGTGTCGTATACGGCATCGAAGTAATAGCCGTACTCGGCGCACCATTCGCTCCAGGCCTGGATGCTTTCAAAATGGATTTCAGCATCGGGCCGGGGCCGGAAGTTGGCCCTACCCCGCAGCACATCCAGATAGGCCGCCGCCGGACTGCGCGTGGGCCGTTCAATCCAGGTCTGGCTTTCCTTGTCCCAGTCCGGCAGTTCCGCCGTGGCGATCAGCGTGAACAGCGGCAGGGAATTTTGAATCTGGTTGGTGGCCTTGATGCGCATGCCCACCATTGCCAGGGGAATGTCCCCCACATAGGGTTTCTTGGTGGTGTCCGCGGCGCGGATGGCGCTGATATACAACGCATCCACAGTGCGGCTGCTGTTCGAGTCCCGCCCTGTCGGCCGCCATTGGATATCGTAGCCCGTATCGCTGAAAGGCACGCTCAGACTTACGCCCTTGCGCACGGCCTTATCCGGAACCGCGCCATACCCGGAAAGCGTGATCTGGCTGTAGACCGTGGAAACGCTCCCTTCGCTGAACGTAAGGGACAGCGGGCCTGCCTGCTCCACGGTAATGCCCGCTTCCTGCGCTGCCTCGCCCAGTTCGAACGATGTTATTGCCGCCGCGCTGATGACTATCGTGCAGATCAGCGTGGCCGTGGAGGGCAATGAGGGGTTGCTGACCTGGGCCGAGCCGTGCCAGCCGTTGCTGTCTCTGTAGGGCGTGCCGTTTTTGGCGCTGAACTGCGCCTGGCAGAGCGTGCCGTAGCTGTCGAGGTACAGGTAGCAGGTGGCCGTAAAGCTCACCGCCGGAATCACGGCGCTGCGGTAACCTTCGTCATACGAAACGTAATAGCTGTAGCTGTACTGGGGCAAAATCGCCTGAGGAAAGCCCACGGTCTGGGCCTTGACGGTCTGGGACGCGCCCTGCCACTCCCCGGCGGGTTCCGTGAGCCCCGCCTTTTTGCGGTAGCGGTACTCCACGCTGCGGCTGATGGGATAGCGATTGGCATTGTCGTCCATGCCGAACAGGCCCTGGGGGGCCTGCACGTCAAAACCGATTCTGTCCACGCCCGGCTCAGTGGAGCGCGTCACCCACCAGGCGTCCGGCGCAAGCTGGTTGCCCACGCTGTCGGAGGTCAGCAGTTGGATGGACAGGGGGGTCTGATAAACAACTGTGGGCAAAATGTCCGGCACCGCGTCGCCGGGCCTGCCGTTGCAGATTTGGATGCTCACGTCCTGGTAGAGATCCAGGGCCGTGTCTCCCAGTTGCATGCCCTCCATGGACAGCGGGCCGAAGCCGACCACCCCGAGAAAGTAGAAGTATTCGTCCGCGCCGATCAGCTCCGTGTAATCGTCCACAATGCGGGTCAGCGGCACCAGATGCCGCCCGTAGACCTTGCGCACCGGCGCGCCGAAACTCATGCTGTTGGACGAGGCATTCAGGCTGTAGGTGGGCGAAGCGCTGCGCTGGTCCAGGGACGGACTGCTCAGCGACGGCGGCCGCACCGGAGCGATAAGGTCCGCAAGGAGGGAAATGCCGACGGTGGCCCCCAGACCCAATAGTGCATTACCAAATCCTGCCCAGAATCCGGTAGCCCCAAATGGAGCCCATATGGTGAGGGCAATGCCCACCACCGCCCCCACAATTTTCAGCAGGGTGTTAAAAAAATCCCCGCCGCCGAAAGGCCGGATGATGAATTCCAGCTCATCGCCGTCCGCCAGATGCAGGCAGCCCCAGAACTCACGCGGTATCTTGATCCCGTTGAGCCAGAGCGCGCCGCCGCCCCGCAACATGCGCGGCACGCGCGCCAGATCGCAGACAGCGCCCACCGCCCGCTCCAGGTTGATCAGGGCCGGTACACGGCCCGCCCATCGCTTGTGCGGGGCCAGACAGTTGGGAATGGCGCTGACCCGTGCAAAGCCCGGCAGGGCCGGGAGCATGGGAGCAACTACGGCGGGAACAAGGCTCAGACGTTCAGACTCGGGCACGCCAGTACCCCCCGAATTGGCGGCGCAGATCCGGACGCTGCCGCCAGTCTTCGCAGATGCTGCCGCCGTCATCCTCGATATGCAGGATGATTGACGGCAGCTCCACCAGCAGTCCCACATGCCAGAGCGCGCCGCCCAGAAAAAAACCGGCCACGTCAAAGACGCGCTCCTGACCCGCCCCCACCGGCTCAAACGCGTCCAGGTGCCGCTCAAAGGCCCGGCAGCGCTCCCGGCAGGAAGCGGCACGCGCGTCCGGGTCATCCTCCCACGAGGGCAGCAAGATGCCCGCCTCGTTGCGCAGCGCCAGACGCACGAGCCCCCAGCAGTCAATGCCGCCATGCAGCTCGCGGCCGCCTATCTTCCAGGGCAGGCCCACGTATCTGTCCAGCCAGCAGTCCGGCCTCATGCATGCACCCCCGGAAACCATTTCTTGTCAAAGGTCATGCCGGGAAAACCGCCGTCCTCCTGCATATCCACGCCGATATTGCCCTGTATCGTGGCCCCGCCTATATCATTCCGGATCATGTAAAAACCCGGATAATCCGCCCTGATCAGGTTCGGCTCCCTGGCGCTGGCCTGATACATGCGCACCGCTATTTTGCTGCGGAAGGAACGCAGCAACACAACAAGCTCGTTGCTGCGCCAGACGGTCAGGCTGGCCGTGGGGCCGCCCTCCTCTTCCTGCGACGGCGGCGTGAAGCTCATGGGCAGGAAGATGAAGTCCTCCTCCGGCTGTCCTTCCCTGCCCAGATTGGAGCGCACCCCGTAAAAAGGGCACCCTTCCGCATCCGTGCCCAGCCGTGTGACGTTGGAGGAACACAGCCGCATGATGCCGTCATATTCCGGATGGGTCAGCTCGAACAAAAAGATGGGGTAGTCGTCGCTCTCCCGGTCGATGTACATGGAAAGATCGAGGGAAACAGGCGTCCGCATGCTCACGGCAATATCTCCCAGACCATGCTCACGCTGCGCCGGAACGGCCCGTTGCCCTTGGCCGTAAAATCCATTTCCGAGTCCGGGTCAAAGCGTACCTCCAGCAGATCGCCGCTGTCCGGGTCCTGATAGTCAAAGGGCAGCACGCCCTTGTCCAGGCCCTGACTCCAGAATCTTTTGAAAATGCGCCATTGCTCCAGGGTCATCAGGAAGTCCATGCTCAATTTGCGTCCGGCCGCGCCCTTGGGGCGGGTCATGGCCGGTCCCTCATCGCCCTTGAAGCTCCAGCGCGCGGAGGGCTGCTGCGCCTGCCAGGGGGATTCAATGGGCTCCCGCGGCAGTTCCAGAGGCCAGACAATCTTTGCCATGAGCAACACCCTTTAATACTTGATAGGCTTTTTTGAGGCCCCGAACTGGTTGCGCAGCACCTTGTTGGTGTAGCCACCGCGCCGGGCCGTATCACGCGCAACCTCCTTGAGCATCATGATTTTCAGATCAATGCCGCCGTCGCTGTTGTGCCGCTGGTTGGTTTCCACCTCGGCACCGGCCTGGTTGATGACAGTGATGTTGACTACCGGGGCGGCGTTCCGGGCCGTGTTCCTGCCTGTGTCCACGGGCAGGACGCGCGGCACGGGCGCGGCGGCGATGGCCCGCATCTGGCCGGGCGTGAGCACGGATTCGTCCTTGCGGATGATGGCCGGAAGTTCCGTGGCCGGGTCATAATAACGGCCCTTGTGGAAGCGCGGGGCGCGCGCGAAGAGCATGCGCGGCACGGGCCGGTAAAAGGAGGACTCCCAGCCCATGCCGCCCCCATGTTTCACCTTAGCGCCCCCCCAAGAACTCGTATTCAGGTCTGCGCTGGTAAATCCGGGAAGTGTTATGGAACTGCTGAACAGGTCACCCAACAGTCCGGCCAGTCCACCGCCTATCTGAGCCACGCTCGCCTTCAGGGCCAGCTCCGTAAGCATCTGGCCGATGCTCTGGAAAAAGGAGGCGAAATCCTGTTCACCCTTCCAGAGCACGCTGGTCAGTGTGCTGGAAACGCCGTTAAGGCCCTGTGTGGCGACCTGCTCGAAGCCCGTGGCGTAGTCCGTGGCGTCCGCGTAATAGTCGCGCCAGGCGCGCTTCATGCCCGAAATGGGATCACGGGCCAACTCCTCTTGACGGCGCGCGTACCACTGGTCCAGCAGTGCGCGGTCTGTCACGTGTTTACTGTAAAGCCGGTATTCCTCCTCCAGGGCTGCGCGCTCCAGATCGTAATGACTGGTCAGCGTCTTGCGCGCGTCCTCCAGAAAATCCTTGTTGATCTGCTCGTCACGCTGCCGGGACTGGAGCTTGATTTTATCCCGCTCGGCGGCCACGCGACGCTCATATTCTAGCGGATTTTCGCGCGCCACGGTCTGCCATTTGCTGCTAGCCTGCTTCTTGGCCAGAGCCGCCTCGGCCTTGGCGGCCTCCATCTCGGTCTTGTCCAGGCTGCCCCCCGCCGCGTCCAAGCTCTCACGCAGGGATGCCACCTCGGCTAAAAGCTGCTCGGTCTCGCTCCGGAAGGAATCAACAGTCTTTTGGGTTTTTTCCGCAACTTTCTGCCCGGCGGTTTTGGGGGCTTTAAATTGTTTCTCTAGCTTTTCACGTTTGCGATTATATTCGGTCGTAACAGCAATACGATCATTTAGAAGCTTGCTATAATCCACACCCTGCCGTTTATATACTTCTATACTGGCATTAATAGCTGAAAGCGTGTCTTCATATTCTTTTTTTAAATTATCTTGCTGTATTCTCTGTGATTTTTTTAGATAATTATTAACAGCTGTACGTCCTTTAGACAACACATTTTCAGCTTCTTTTGAAGCATCATTGAGTGCTTTACTATATTCTGCAATTTCCTTTCTCCCTTGGCGAAATTTCTCACGCTGTTTTTCAGTGTAAACAGCCCTTGTACTTCCTCCTCCCCAAGAATCATAATCGACCTCCAGGCCTTCCGGGATGATGCGCGCAGCGCGCATCTGAGTGTCAGTGAGATCTTCTTCCCTTCTTTTTTTTGTTACGGCGTTCTGTTGCTCCAGTGCTGCCGTAATCTTGCGTATCATGGCAATCACAGGGCCGCTGTCCGTGACATTTGCCTTGAACAGCGTCCATTCGGTACTCATTCGGTTAATAGCCTGCTGAGCGCCTTCCGCCGCCTTTTCCGCCGAAGCTCCAAACTCATCACGCAGGGCACGCCCAAATCGCGGCAGAAAATCCTCTGCCAGCAATTTTCCGTCGGCCATGAATTTATCCAGCTCCGCCGTGCTCATACCCATGGCTTTGGCGGCAAGTTGAAATGCGCCTGGCAACTGTTCGCCTAACTGTTGCCGCATTTCTTCAGCCTGGACCTTGCCCTTGGACATCATCTGACCTAAGGCAACAAAAACGCGCTCCACCTGTTGCTGAGAAAGACTAAGTGATGTCGCAGCGGCACCAACCCCTTCTACAATACTGTTTATTTCACCAGAAATATTGGTTCCACGCGCAGCTGCATACAATGTTTTGGCACTTTCTGCTGTGGTGAGGTACTCAAGTCCTAATTTTTTTGTGGTTTGATATAAAAATTCTTGTTGTTCAGCGGCAGCATGAGAAGAACCGGTTATGGTCTGATACGCCTTGTCTAGACGGTCAAGTTCAATACTGGCGTCAAGACTGGCTTTACCAATATTATATAGAGTAGATGCCGCGCCTACGCCGCTGCCCACGGCCAACATCTTGTTGAATCCACCCGCGAAACTGTCGATCTGGCGCTTGAATCCGGACATCTCCAGAGTTATTTTTTTAAGAACCGGGGAAACCTTATCCTTTGCTTTAATGTCTATCGTCGTGTCGGCCATGGGGAGTCCTCGAACTAAAAGTGGTGGGATACATGTTTGCCATCAGCCTACACCCCATTACCGGGTAAAAGGCAAGAAAAAAGAGCCGAAGTTGTAAAATTTACAACTTCGGCTCTCATTTTTAGATGTTTGTATCTTTTTTACCCGGTCGCCGTGCCCGTCGATACGGAAAACTCCAACCCCAGGGCCGCCATGACGGACAGGACTTGAGCCACTGTGACGGCCCGGGCCTCTCCGCATTCCAGCATGTCCACATCCCGGGCCGTCACCTGGGCCAGTTCGGCCAGGCGCTCCGGACTCAGCCCCAAGGATGTGCGCCGTTGCCGCGCCAGCCGCCCCAGATCCAGGCCCATGTCCATGGCCCGCAGTTCCACGGCGATTCTTTCACGAGACCGGAGGATCGCGGGGGATTTCATACAAACCGCCTTGCAGGAAAATAAGGCCCCCTGTCGTCAGGGGGCCATGCTTTACGATTTCAGGGATTTTAATGTTCCCTACTCAGGGAGTCGCCAATCAAAGCAAAAAACCGTGCGGCTGTCATTTACTCCTGCCGCCCGTGCTTCCGCGCATACCACAAGGCATAAAGGCATCCTCCGCCGATCACCACAGCCGTGACAATATAAAAAAGCGTGCTGTACATTATTGTGACCTCCACAATTTATAGCCTGTGTAGGCCATAACCAGACCGCAGCCGAACACGTACAGGCTGCCGTCAATAAATGCTACCGCGATGCACGCGGAACCGGCCATTGCCAGAATATTTGACCAATATTGCATATGCCTGCCTTACTTCACAGATAACCATTTCAGGACTGGCTGTCCACAGCCGCGTTCTTGCCGGAAATCTTTTTGCGCCACTCGGCCCTGAGCCGAATGCCGGAAAAGAGGATGACCGGATTACGCGGAGACCGGGTACCTTTTGCAGTTCCATGGCCAGCCGCTTCATGGTGATGAATTCCGCCGCTTCCGTGCCCAGGGCTTCCGGCGCCCAGAGCTTGAAGGCCAGCCAGAATTTCTGCGTGCCGGTTTTAAACGGCCCGCGCTCGCACGTTTCACGCACGAAACGCGCCACATGGTAAAAGTCCTCGCAGCGGGCGTCCGGGTCATTCATGAACATCCGGCAGCAGGCAATGAAGGAGTCCCTCAGCTCGTCCACCCCGCCCAGGCCCGTGAGCCGGGCCATCTGCAGGGAATAAGAAAGGCAGCGCTCCCGCAGTTTGCGGTTCATGCCCAGCACGTCCGGCGGCAAATCATCCAGGGCCAGGACAGCTTTGCCCGGCAGCGCCTTATGCTCGCCCGGCAGCCTGTACGTCCCGCTCTTGCGCAGCGTGGGCAGCACTTCTGACCGCACCCACCTGGAAAAAACCCTAGCCGCGGGCTTGTGGCTGCGGAATACCAGAGAGTACAGACCGGATTCGGAGATGGCATTTATTTCGTGAGGAATTCCGGCACGCGGATTACCCTTACTATTGGTTAGGGTAATTTTCTCGTCCTCATCTAACCCATAAAGAGCCTTGGTAACATTTTCCAATTCCAGTACCCGGCAAACATCCTTGGCCACAAACCAGGGGTTGCCGTTTTCATCGTGATGGACCCGAACCATATTGTCTTCAAACGCGAAGATAGTGAGATCGCTTTGCATAGATCCTCCTGAATATTTGCTCCAATCTCACTCATGCTGCAGCTAGAGTATGACTCCAGCATATAGCACATTTTTTTTTAATGTACATATATTTTGCAATGTTAGAGATTATTAGCCTTTTTTGTAAAACTCTAATGGGCAAATATTCTATGAAATCAGGGGAGTAATTGCATTTTTTAGCATTGCTAGGGATTTTAGGAGATGAATACCGCTAATAATCCCTAACAATACCTACTTATGCGCTTCTACAGCTTGATCGAGAATATCTTCAGACACCTGATTGGCAATGCTTTCCAGCCCGTCCAGCGCGGCCTGCACTACTTCGGCCAAGTCGGCCAGTTCTTCGCCGGAAAGCCCGCCATCGCTCTGACTTGCCAGATGCAGCAGGCATTGCATCAGACGCAGTTGGGAGCGTGAACGCCACAATTGGTCGGAGGGGGAAAGATGGGAAGAAGACATGTAAACTCCTGGCGTTTTTTTGATTAGAGCTTGCGAAACGCAAAAAGCTCCGGGTGCTCAAAACTGACGCCAGTCAGCGGGCTAATTCCCCTTTCGGGTCTTGTATTTCGCCCACACCCGGAGCGTTGCTCCGTGATTACCCCTCAGAGGATAGACCTCGGGCACAAAAAAACCACGAAAGGCGGTCGTGGCACCGCTGGCGTTTTAAGGTGTTTTGAGCACCTATGTAAGACTTGTCCCAAAAACTCCTCCGCGTCAAGGTTGTTAAAGCACATTTTCCCTTATAGTCTCTGCTTCAGGCGGGGCTACAGAAATCCCCAAAGCGCCACTTTTTAAAAAATCAATGAAGGCAGTTTTAAAAGCAATGCCAACATCTTTTTTAGAAGCTTGAATTTCCTCATTTAAACCTGTTGAGCTCATAAATTTAATATCAGAATAAAGAAATATCGGTATTTGTCTATTATTTTTGAACCTCTTATCAGGGCCACCATTTTTATTTGTGTATAGCCACGTATATTCTATAATTGTTCCATCTTCTGGTCTATAATCTGCTTCAATGAAATGCTGATTATCAGCTTTGATCAATAACGCATCATAGCTCATAGCAGCAACAATATTTTTTTCACAGATAAATAGCTTATCAGGAAAAAAATAAAGATGTTGCTTTCCTACAGGAAAATTTGGCACTGAAACATTTGTCTTGATAAAATTTGGAGCACCGTATCCTATTTTTATCGGAGTACGTTTAACAACAAGAGATGCACCTGCATGATATTTCTTCAAACTTCCAGAAGATGCTTCTTCAGAAATGTGCCAAATTTTTATGCATGATGATAATTTTGAAAATCCGTCATAAAAATCTTGTATGCATTTTTCTGTATTTTCATCAATATCATAAAGAATAAATACTTTTTTTCTATGCTGATCTATTAATATATATATAAAAATTGACAATATTAGACCGATTATGCATCCAATCAACCCACCAAATGATAATAAAATGCAAATAGGCCAAATAGGCCACCTCTTTATTTTCATGTTAATTTCTTCAATAATATCTTTTGATGTTGCATCAGTCAAAAATTCTGTATTTTCACTTTCAATTTCTCTAAAATATAGACCATCATCTATTTTTGGGGATGGTATACAATGTGATTTATCTACGGGATGATGCCTTTGAGTTGGCCGTTTATGGCCCAAAGAAGCACGATAATATAATCCTTCTCTGCCCATATGAACATAGCTTCCTCGAGGTCCCGTACCCATGCGGAAACCTTTAATCCCAACAGATAACCCTACACCAGATTTGGAAAAATTGATCCTAACTCCACCTAAACTAACTGATTTTTTTAGATAAAATCCCATCTCGTTCCCCCCTAATTTCCTCACCGCATATAGCGGCGGGAATATCGCAAGTATAAATTACGGCTTAACGCGCCGTTGCTTGCGCCACTGCCACGGGGGCACGGCGGCTTCATCGGCCCAGAGTCCCCGGCGGGCGCTCCGGGCCGACTTTTCCAGCCTGGCCCATTCCCGGCAGAACTTTGCCCGGCAATATCGTTTAAACAACCAGGCGTGGCCGCTTTCCAGCATGCGGGCGTTGACGTTCTTCCCCTTCCGGATCAGCAGGGCCACCACCCGGTTGTACCTGTCCTGCCCCAGCGGCACCACTTCCACCAGGGATTCCGGGGGCAAAATACGGGCCAAAGCCTCGCGTGATTCCGGACCACCGGCTTGCCCCAGTTCAGGCGCGTCAATGCCGTAAAGACGGATGCTCAGGGAGCTGTTGCAAGCGCCGCCTGGGGCAAGCGTCACAGTGTCTCCGTCATGCACGGCCCGCACCATACCCTCCCAGGTCAGGGCCGGAAACGCGGGCAAAAGGCAGCCGAGAATAAAGAGGACAAGAAAGCATGCCACTTTGTTCATATCCATGAAGAACTAGCCTCTCCGCGAATGAGTGTCCAGAAAACAAGCGATACTTCGGCGGCACTTGCGCCGCCCGCGCGAGTTCGTAAATCTTTTTTCCCCATCCCTTGACTATACACATTTTTATGTGTATAAAGTAAACAGAAAATTTTTTGAGGAGGAGGAATGAAGCCTGGTGAAGTGATGAAAATCCTCAAAGATGCAGGATGGACTGAGGGCAAGGGAAGAGAACATGCCATAGAGGCCGTCAGCCCAACGGGATACAGGGTGCCGATATCAAACCACCCATCCAGGGATATCCCGACGGGCACGTTGAAAAAAATTGAAAGACTCACAGGGGTGACGCTGAGATGAACGAAAGGGGTGAAAACCCCTTTCGAGAAAAATTCAGCCATACTATATATCTAATAGAATTTCTCAGGAAAGGTAGTCATATGCAGTCGTATTACATCGCCGGTATCGTGAAAGAGGATGACGGAAGTGGTTTTTCCGTATATTTTCCTGACATTCCCAATATTGCGGCGGGCGGTGCAACAACAGAGGAAGCAATCAAAAACGCCACGGATGCACTGTATGTGGCATTGCGCGGCATAGCTGAAAAAAATGAAACGATACCCGTTCCATCAACTCTTGAGGAAGCCAGACGCAAGGTAAGGGAAGAGCGGGAGGCGGATTGTCTGCCATATCCCGAAGACACTTTGTATCAGTATTTTGCCTCTCCCTCTCTTGATATCGTGCCGGTACGGGTCAATATCACCATTCCCCGCTCCACGTTGCAGGAGATAGACGCCAAGGCAAAGCTGTCCGGCATGACCCGAAGCGGATATCTGGCCGCAGCCGCACAGGCCTTCGCACGTTAATGACAGCGGGGCCGGGATCACTCCC